ATAGGAGACACTAAATGCCAAGAACCAATGGCGGTATAATCGGTAAAAGAAACGTAACTTCTTTTGGGAAGTGTACTGTTACATCTAAAACATCATCAGGAAACATAACTACTCAACCAGGAACTAGAATTGCACAAACTTTAATTGTTGCAGGTGGAGGCAGTGGAGCAGCTGTTACTCCTTCACATAATGCAGCAGGTGGTGGAGGTGCTGGTGGTTATAGATGTTTAGAAATTAATACATTATGTGGAAATACTGCATACCCAATTGTAGTTGGAGCTGGGGGTGCATCAAGATCTGGACCTACTGATGCAGATGGTAATTCTGGAAATACCTCTTCTGCTTTTTGTCAATCTTCTACAGGTGGTGGAGGTGGTGGAAGATCAACTAGTGGACAATCAGCTGGACCAGGAGGTTCAGGTGGAGGCACAGGTGGTGGAACTACTTCAGCTACTGCTGGATCAGGAAATGCTGGAAGTTTTAGTCCACCAGAAGGAAACCCAGGAGGTGACTATGGTGGTGGTGGAGCACCAGATGTAGTCTCTGCAGGTGGTGGAGGATCTGGTTCAGCGGGAACTGATGGCGGTAATCCTAGTCAATCAGGGCCTGGTGGTAGTGGAACAACAAACAATATTACAGGGAGTTGTGTAACTTACGCTGGAGGCGGTGGAGGTGGAGGATCTGCTTCTGCTACAAATGGAGCTGGTGGCCCAGGCGGAGGTGGTGCTGGTGGCCCAGGTAGCGGTAATGGTACAGCTGGATCTACAAATACTGGCGGTGGCGGAGGTGGTTCTGGTGCACCAGGTGCAAACTCAGGAGCAGGTGGTTCAGGAATAGTTATAGTAAAAGAATTAAGTAAAGCAAGTGGTGTATGGAATTTAAGAAGTCAAAAAAGTAAAATAGAACAAGGAATATGGCCTAAACGTACAGCAAACATAGATTATATGGTAGTTGCTGGTGGTGGCGGATCTTCAGCAACAGCTGCAAATAGTTCTGGATCAGGTGGAGGAGGTGCAGGAGGATATCGTGCATCAGGTTATGGGCCAAGTCCTCTTCAAGGATCAGCATTAGAATTAAGTTTAGGAAGTTATTCAGTAACAGTAGGAGCTGGTGGATCTGCTACTCCTAAGTGTTCTCGTGGTGGTGCTGGTAACGATTCAGTTTTTTCAACAATAACATCTGCAGGCGGTGGAGGTGGTGGTAGTTTAGATCCTGCAAGTTGTAGAGTTGGTGGATCAGGGGGATCTGGTGGTGGAGGTGGTAATAGAAGTGGATCAGGTACTGGAGGTTCAGGTAACACACCTCCTACAGACCCACCTCAAGGTAATTCTGGTGCAGAAGCAACTGAATTTGCAGGAGCTGGCGGTGGTGGAGCAACTGCTTCAGGATCAAGAGGTTCTGGCCCAACAGGTGGAAATGGAGGTGCAGGAGCACCTAACGCAATTTTAGGATCAGCTACAACATACGCTGGTGGTGGTGGCGGTGGAGGATTTAATGATGGATGTGGAGGATCTGGTGGAGCAGGCGGTGGTGGAGCAGGAAGTAATCATGGAACTACTTCAGCAGGAGCTGGAACTGCTAACACAGGTGGTGGAGCAGGTGGATCAGGAAATCATCCTCAACCAGCAGTGCCAGGTGCAGCAGGCGGTTCAGGTATCGTGGTTGCGAGAACTTGTGGAGTAGGAGTTACACTCAGTGCTAGTCCTGGATGTGTAAGTTGTATTTCATTCACACCTAATTCATGTTCACCTTCAGGATTTGACCAAATAGCAAAATTCACAGGATCAGGAACACTAACTATTGCAGATGGTGATCCTGATGTCACTCCAGTAGACTTTTTAGTTGTAGCTGGCGGTGGAGGTGGAGGTAAAGATAGAGGTGGTGGTGGAGGTGCTGGAGGTTATAGGTCTTCAGGATATGGGCCTTCTCCTTTACAAGCAAGTAATTTATTTATAACTCCAGGGCCATACACTATTACTGTTGGTGCTGGTGGATCAGGTGCAGCAGATAGTTCTCCAGATGCCTCTGCTGGAAGTAATTCAATATTTTCAACCATAACATCTGCAGGTGGAGGTAGTGGTGGTAATAATGGAACTAATCCAAATGATGGTGGACCAGGAGGTTCTGGTGGTGGAGCTGATGGAGTAGACTTTACACAAAGATCAGGAGGAAGTGGTAACACACCTCCTACAGATCCACCTCAAGGAAATAATGGTGGACCTAATGGACCATGTGGAACTTGGTCTGGTGGTGGAGGTGGTGGAGCCACAGCTGCTGGTGGAGCAGCAAGTGGAAATAGCCAACCTTCCAATAATGGTGGTAATGGTGGGGCTGGAGCACCAAATGCAATTACAGGATCAGCTGTAACGTATGCAGGTGGTGGTGGTGGATCTAATTTTAGAGTTGGTTGTGGAACCGCAGGTTCAGGTGGAGCAGGTGGTGGAGGATGTGGAACAGGAGGAAATACTGCTCCTTCAGGAACGGCTAACACTGGCGGTGGTGGTGGAGGATCTGGAAATACTCCTGCACCAGGATCACCTAATCCAAGAACAGGAGGAAATGGTGGATCTGGTATTGTGGTAGTAAGATTCCCAGGATCAACATGTGCAAGCGTTGCACCAGGAACAAATACATTAAGTGCTTGTGTAGGTCCAGCTAATGATAAGGTAGCTAGATTTACTGTATCAGGAACATTGACAATTTCATAAAAATAGATATATTGTTTTTATGGTGGTAAAAGAAAGAATATGAATTTAACAAATTATTATTGGTACTTTCAATCAGCAGTGCCTTCTCGTATTTGTGATGACATTGTTAAATATGGGCAACAATTACAGGATCAAATGGCAGTTACCGGTGGTTATGGTAATAGAAAATTAAATCAAAAAGAAATAAAAGATTTAAAAACAAAACGAGATTCCAATATTGTTTGGATGAATGATAGGTGGATTTACAAAGAAATTCAACCTTATGTACATCAAGCAAATCAAAGCGCTGGTTGGAATTTTGAATGGGATTTTTCTGAGTCTTGTCAGTTTACAAAATATAAAAAAGGTCAATACTATGACTGGCATTGTGATAGTTGGGATAGACCATATATAAGACAACAACCTAACGATCCATCACATGGTAAGATTAGAAAATTATCAGTAACAGTAACACTATCAGATCCAAAAGATTATTCAGGCGGTGAGTTAGAATTTGATTTTAGAAATTTAGATCCAGACAAACCAAAAAAACTAGTAAAATGTAAAGAGATATTACCTAAAGGATCTTTAGTTGTTTTTCCCTCTTTTGTGTGGCATAGAGTATGTCCAGTTAAAAAAGGCGAAAGAAACAGTTTGGTAATATGGAACTTAGGATGGCCATTTAAATGAAGAAGAAAAAAATAAAAACAATTAAACAAGAGTTAATGTTTCCAAAACAATTGAATAGAGAAGATATATTTCCTTGTCCAATATGGTATGGCGATGAACCAGGGTTTGTTAATGAATTAAATAATGCGTCAGATTCTTATATTGAAGCATCGAAGAAAAATTTAAAAGAGTCTATAGACAAACGAAATAAAAAGTTTGGAAACAAAGGAGACATGGGTCATGTGTTTCATTCAACATCTTTAATAGGTGATCCTAAATTTAAAAAATTACAAGACTACATAGGAGCCACAGCACATAATTTATTAGTTGAGATGGGGTTTGATTTAACAAATTATACAGTATTTATTACAGAAATGTGGGTGCAAGAATTTGCTAAAAAAGGTGGAGGACATCACACATTACATACACATTGGAATGGTCATATATCTGGTTTTTATTTTTTAAAAGCAAGTGAAGCAACATCTATGCCATTGTTTGAAGATCCAAGACCAGGTAATATTATGAATCTTTTACCAGAAAAAGATAAAACAAAAATATCTTATGCATCTTCACAGATTAATTATAAAGTTCAACCAGGAAGAACCATGTTTTTTCCATCCTATATGCCACATCAATATATCGTAGATATGGGGTATGAACCATTTAGATTTATTCACTGGAATTGTCAGGCGATACCCAATAGTGTGTTAGGTTATGCAAAATAAAGATATGAAAAAAGCAGTAATAAAAACTATGTTAGAAAGTAACTCAGTAAGAAATAAACCAAATTTTATAGATAATTTTATAAAATCTAAAATGCAACTGAAAGGAAAAAATGTCATTAAAAAAATCGGCGTTCCAAAAAAATAAATACAGTGTTTTAAAAAATGCTATATCAAGAGAGATGGCAGATTTTTGTTTTGCATATTTTTTAAATAAAAGAAAAGTTGCTAGATTTTTATTTGATCAAAGATACATATCACCGTTTACAGAATATTATGGTGTATGGAATGATGAGCAAGTGCCAAATACATATTCTCACTATGGAGATATGGTTATGGAAACTTTATTACAAAAAGTAAAACCTGTCATGGAAAAACATACAGGATTAAAATTATCAGAGACATACTCTTATGCCAGAATATATAAAAAAGGTGACGTGTTAGCTAGGCACAAAGATAGATACTCTTGTGAAATATCTACTACACTAAATCTTGGTGGCGATGCATGGCCTATATATTTAGATCCAACAGGTAATAAGGGTCAAGCAGGAATTAAAGTAGATCTTAAACCAGGTGATATGTTAATATATTCAGGATGCGATCTTGAACACTGGCGAGAAGAGTTTACTGGCGAAGATTGTGGACAAGTATTTTTACATTATAACAAAGCAAAATCAAAAACAGCTAAAGAAAACGAATACGATAAAAGACCATTTTTAGGGTTGCCTGCATGGTATAAAGGCTTTAAATTACCTAAATAATATTGTATATAATAATTTGGCGGGAGATCTCCACCACACCATCTCTCGCCTAATTATTAAGGATTTTGTATGTTACAAAAAGTAAAATTTGCACCAGGATTTAATAAACAAGTTACATCGACAGGTGGTGAAAGCCAATGGGTCAATGGTGATAATGTTCGTTTTAGATATGGCACACCTGAAAAAATAGGTGGTTGGTCACAACTAGGATCTGTTCAGATAACAGGTAGAGCAACAGCTATACATCATTTTGTAAATACATCAGGTATTAAATATGCTATCTTAGGAACAAACAGAATTTTATATGCATATTCTGGTGGTATTTTTTATGATATACACCCAATTAAATCTACAACAACACTTTCAAATGCATTTACTACTACAAACGGATCATCGACTGT